CCGCATGCACTGCAACAGGTTGCTATGCACCACAAGGTAACGATCCATATTCATTTCCAGCTATATACCCATCAGATACAGTTAAATTATGTTATGATGTAGTTATTTATACTGCCAATACAACTACATTATGTAACCACTGTGATTCATTAGTATATGATTTCAATTCTGATATTTGGGTACCACTTGATACAAGCGGTATTAATTCAATAAATGAATTAACACTCACAAATACAGTTATGGATAATAGAATGTATGATCTATTAGGTAGAGAATTAAAAGAAGCTCCAATTGGGCAAATGTATATTCAAAATAGAAAAAAGTATATAAAGCTAGAAAAATAATCACCCCTATATATTTAATAAAATTAGCTTGGCTTTACGCCAGGCTTTTTTTATCTTATATTAAATAAAAAGGTTATAAATGTCATATAAAAAATGTTACGCTGAACGTCTAAATTATAATACTTATAAAATACATCTTTGGGAAGATAAGGGTTACCAACTTTTAGAATGGAAAAATCAAGTCTATAAAGAATGTGATGAGTATGATTCTACCCACACTGGACTAAATGGAGAACCATTAAAAAAAGTAATGAAGTGGAATAGAGAAGATCCAAAATTACACTTCCATGATGTTACTGCCTACCAAAAATTTCTAATTGAAAAATATGGTATTGATGATACTCCATCTACAACACATAAAGAATGTTTCTTTGATATTGAGATTGAAATGGGAGATGCACTTACTCCTGAATATATTAGATCAGCACCTAAGAAAGTAACATCTATTGCTTGGTATGATCTTCAAATTGATATGTGGTATGTTATTATTTTAGATACTAAAAATCAATTAAAGCATTACCACGCTAAAAATAAGGAAATCATTCCCGTTGAAAGTGAAAAAGAATTACTAGCTAAATTCTTAGAACGTTTTAGAGAAATGGATCCTGATATATTAGTCGGTTATAATAGCGATTACTTCGATATACCCTACCTATATTATAGAATATGTAACGTTTTAGGAGAAGAATGGGCCGCGCATTTATCGCCGATAGGTATAGTTACTGAAAGAAAAAATTATAAAACAGGTGAATTTTGGAATACTGATCAACCAATAGAAATCGCTGGAGTCCAGTCACTTGATTATATGAGAATGCATAGAAAATATAGTTGGGAAGATGAACCAAGTTGGAAGTTAGATGCTTTAGGAGCTAAATATGCTAATTTAAATAAAATTGAGTATGAAGGATCATTAGATAAATTATTTGAAGAAGACATATTTAAATTTATCCAATACAACTTTAGAGATGTTGAAATCTTAGTTAAGTGGGATGAGAAATCACAATACTTAGCTTTAACTAAAAACTTAGCACATAAAGGAAAAATTAATTATAGTGATGTATATGCCTCATCAAAAATACATGATGGTGCTATTTCAGCTTATTTACTAAGTGAAAATCTTATTCCACCTGCTAGAGATAGAAATCCTATAATTAAAGAAAATTATGCTGGTGGTTATTTATTCTGTCCTAAAGCTGGAATTTATAACTATATGTTTGATGAAGATTTAACTTCACTATATCCTTCAATAATTATGTCTCTTAATATTGGAAAAGAAACATTAGTAGGAAGAATTATAGATGTTGATGATAGAAACAATCGTTTAGGTTTAAATGATTTACTTGCTAAAGATCCTGATGAAGAACTTATTATAGAAAATACTAAAAGAAAACGTACTACAATTACTGTAGAGGGATTAATTAACCTAATTAAAGATATGAATTTATCTATATCAGCCAATGGAGTATTTTATCGTACTAATAGAGAATCTGTATTATCAACTATACTAAATAAATGGTTTAATGAAAGAGTTTTCTATAAAGGAGAAATGAAAAAAGCATATAAAGCAAAAAATACTGAAGATGGTGAAAAATTCTTTCTACTACAATATACAATGAAAATTCTACTAAATAGTTTATATGGTGCTACTGCCTTAAAAAGCTTTAGATATGGAAATGTAGTTTTAAGTGAATCTATTACTTTATCAGGTCAACGTATTATCCAAGAGTCAGCCTTAGCCGCTAATCGCCATATGAATAAGGTTATGAGGGGTGAGGAAGATTTGGCTTTTTAGGATATTTTACTTATATTATATAAAATAAAAAATAAAAGTTATGCTAAGTAAACAATCAATTAGAGGTAATGTCAAAATTTCATTAAATGATGAAATATTAACTAAAATTCAAATTCTTGAATTTAATAAAGAATGGAGTGAAAAAGAAGAATTACTCTTTAGAAGAATGTTAAAGCAAGGAGGAGCTATTAAAATTAAAGGTAGAAAATTTGAAATTGAGATTGAAGAAAGTACTACTATGAATAGTAGAGGTAATACTGATGCTCCAATTATTCCAATGGACACTACTGGAGATAATGTAGATCCAAATTATACAAGAAGATAATGAAGCATATAGAAGAAGTTCCATGGTGGATTTGTGATGAGGGAGATTATAATTTCTGCTCCTATGTTGATACAGACTCCAATTACTTTCATGCTGAACCTCTACTAAGACATCTCAGACCTGATTTTGATGATATGTCTAGTAATGATAAAGATAACATGCTTGAAAAAGTAGCTTTACAATATCAAGATATCATTACTAATTCCTATGATAAATTGGCTGCTGAATGTTTTAATGTTCAGGAACATAGACTTGAAATGAAAACTGAGTGTGTAATTAGATCAGCTTACTTTAGATCAACAAGAAGATATGCTCAATGGATTACAAAGTCTGAAGGAATAGCAGGTGAAAAGTTAGATGTAAAAGGTTTAGAGTTTAAGAAATCAAATTTCCCACCTGTATTAGGTAACTTTTTTAGAAAGGCCTTAATTGATGTTCTAAAAGGTACCCAACAAAAAGAAATTGATAATCGTTTATCTAAGTTTAAAACTGAAATATTAGATGGAACTATTCCATTAATAGATTTAGGTACTCCAACTGGAGTTAAAACATTAAATAAATACTTAGAACGTAAGCCTAGAGCTGGAGAAATGTTTTCTGCTATGAAGAAAGGTGCTCCAGCTGCTGTTAAAGCAGCAACAGCCTACAATGACTTACTTAAGTTTTGGGGATTAAGTAAAGATCACTCATACATTGTTCAAGGAGATAAAGTTAAGTACATTTACTTAAAACCTAATCCATACCAAATAAATGCTATAGCTTTTATGAACTTTGATATGCCTAAGAAAATTGAGGCTTTCTTAGAAAAATTTGCTGATAGACAAAAAGTGTTTGATAGTATATTATTAAACAAATTAGAGGGATTCTATGATGATTTAGGTTGGCATTTAAATTTAAATCCCTATAAAGATATATTTTTTAATTTTGATTAGATATGATAAATAAATTAACATTACAATCCATAATCAACAAGTATTATCTTGGTGAAAATGAATCCGTTAAGTGGGATATTGAAGATAAGACATTAGAAATAAGATTTATGTCTGCTAATAAAGAAGTTATTGGAGGATTAACTCATACAAACTTTGATTTAGAGGATAGTGAATTAGCTATTTTTGACACTAAGAAACTTATTAACTTACTTAATATCACAACAGGAGATGTATTAGTTGAATTAGAGAAAACACATAAGATTTTTACCAAAATGATGATCTCAGATCAAGACTTTAATTTATCTTATGCTTTAGCTGATCTTCTCCTAATAAGTAAAGTAGGTACTGTAACTGAACCAACATGGGATGTTGTTATAAACTTAGAAAAAGAACAAGTAAGTAATTTAGTCAAAGCTAAGTCAGCATTAGCTGAAGTAGACAATATGGTTATTACTACTGAGTTAGACTTAAATAAAGAGTTAATGTGTAAGTTTACATTTGGAGATGAGCATGGTCACAATAATAAAATTACTTATCAATTATATGGAGATATAAAAGATCAAAATATCAAAATTCCATTTAATTCTAATATATTTAAAACTATACTTAACGTAAACAAAGACTTAGACTCTGGCACTCTTAAAATATCCTCAAAAGGTTTAATGAAATTAAATTTTACAAGTGGTGACACAATTTGTGAATATTATTTAGTTAGGAAAGAAAGTACTAATTTCTAAAATATCATATATTTATACCAAAATTACTTGGCATCTCCATTAAAAGATGTTATATTTAGTTATATATAAAAATAAATGTTATGAGTGAAAAGAAAAAAAGAGGTCGTCCCTCTAAAGACACTAATGATTCCACATACTCTGTTATTAGAGATCCTTTAATGGAACCTTATTTTATCCAAAAAGATCGTTATAACTTTACAGTTATGGAAAGAGTTACTCCAACTGTAGGTTTCGCCGGTAAGGAAGCAAAAGGTAAAGAACTTGAACGTCCTGTAGCTTATATGACTTCATTTAAAAGTGCTTTATGGAGAATTTCTAAATTGAAATTTTCAGATGAGACTAAAGGAGAATATAATTCTATAAAAGAATATCTGGCTGAGTGGGCTAAGGTTAAAGATGGTCTAGATAGTTTATTAAATCAAGCTGATAGATAAACATCAAAAGTAAGAATAATAAGCATAGTTTATTAAAATAAAATCAAAGTATAAATATGAATTTAAAAGCAAAATTTGATGCGGTTATTGTTAAACCGTTAGAAGAACAAGAAGAAACTTATGGCTCTATTATAGTCCCAGATGCTGGAAAAGATAGAAATATACATGGTGAAGTTATAGCTGTTGGTCCTGGTAAACATACTGTCACAGGAGAATTTTTAGAAACATCAACTAAAATAGGAGAAACAGTAATTTTGCCAACTATGGGATTTACAAAATTACAACATAAAGGTGATGAATACTTTATAGGAGCTGAAAGTCAAATCCTAGCTGAAGTTATTCAAGAAGATTAAATTTAAATTTAAGTTATAAAAAATGAGTAAAAAACAAATTGTATTTGGAGCTAACGCCCGAAAGAAAATTGTCAATGGGATTGACACATTAGCAGATGCTGTAGTATCAACTTTAGGTCCTAATGGACGTAATGTTGTCTATACAGATAGTTACAACAATGTATACTCTACTAAAGATGGAGTAACAGTTGCTAAACAAATTGAGGAATTAGAGGATCCAATTGAAAATTTAGGAGTAAATATGGTGAAACAAGCCGCTATTAAGACTTCTGATAATGCAGGTGATGGTACTACTACATCAACTTTATTAGCTCGTGAGTTAGTTAAGAAAGGAATTTCACGTCTAAATGATGGAGCAAATGCTGTAGAGATTAAACGTGGTATTGACTCAGCGGTAAATATTGTTCTTAAAGATCTTAGTAAATTATCAGAATCAATAACATCAGAAGATCAATTGAATCAAATTGCAACTATATCTGCAAATAATGACCCAGAAGTAGGTAAACTTATTTCTAGAGCAATTGAAAAAGTAGGTAAAGAAGGAGTAGTACATATTGAAGAGTCTAAAACTGGAGACACATATCTAGAAACAGTTGAAGGAATTCAATTTGACAGAGGATATAAGTCACCATATTTTGTAGTAGACAACAATACAATGTCTACAGTGTTAAAAGATGCTTATATTTTAATTGTAAATCAACGTTTAACAGCAGTTAAAGAATTATTACCTATTCTAGAAAGTGTATCTCAATCAAATAAAGCTTTATTAATTATTGCTGAGGATATTGATGGAGAAGCATTAGCAGCTCTTATTGTAAACAAGATGAGAGGAACACTTAAAGTATGTGCTGTAAAAGCTCCTGACTTTGGAGATAGAAGAAAATTGGTTCTTGAAGACATTGCAACCTTAACAGGTGGTCAAGTAGTTGATAAAGATAAAGGTATGAAGTTAGATAAATTCAACTCAAATTGGTTTGGAGAAGCTCGTACAATTACAGTAACTAAAGATCAAACAACAATTATTGATGGTGGTGGTAATGAAGATGATATTGTAGTTAGAGCTGAAGCTTTATCTAAACAAATTGAAGAATCAGAGACACCATTTGAAATGGAGAAATTGCAAGAACGTTTAGCTAATTTCTCAGGTGGTGTAGCAATTGTTCACGTAGGTGGAAACACTGAAACTGAAATGAAAGAGAAAAAAGATAGAGTAGATGATGCTTTACATGCTACAAAAGCTGCACTTGCAGATGGAATTGTACCAGGAGGTGGAATTGCATTACTTCAATCAAGAGAAGCTATATGTAGTAAAATGCCTAAAGATGCTAGTGAGGACACTAAATTTGGATATAACTTAGTATACAATGCATGTGGGAAACCATTTGAACAAATACTTGTAAATGCAGGTTATACATCAACAGAAGCTCAAATGATTTCACAATATAAACTTAAGGAAGAAGATAAAGGTTTATGGACTGGATATAACATTAAGACAGAAGAAGTAGTTGATATGAAAGAAGCTGGAATTATTGATCCACATAAAGTGACACGTCAGGCACTTGTAAATGCTTCATCAATTGCAGGAACAGCATTATTAACTGAAGTTGCGATTATTGACTCTCCAAAAACTGAAGATTCAACACCACAACAACAATATGACCCAAGTATGATGGGCGGTATGATGTAATATGGAAAAAAGAGAAGAAGAAGTAAATATCCTTATAGCCGAAAGAGTAGTTGGTAAAGGTGATACTTGGACATTAGTTGGGGAGGACATTGAACGTCCTTCCCTAACTGAGGCCCTAGAAGCATATTTTCAAAAGGTAGGAACTACATGCCATTTTAGGTTGGAACCATTAAGCAGTAAGCTTTTTGCTATATCTAATGAAACGATTGAAATAAAACCAGAACCTCCAAAGAGATATAACATTTACGGAGACTTCTAATATTTATAACAAAAATTATATTAAAATCTTAAAAAATGAGTAACGAAAACGAAAAAGCAAGATGGGCTAAATTAGCAGGTCTTCCAAAAAAAGAAACAAAGCAACAATTAGATGAAAATGTTGTAGGTATTGGAGCTGTTAATCAGATCTTCCCAACTCGTGAACCTAATGACTATGAAATGGCATTTGAGCATTTTTTAGGTGAAATGTATGATTCTAAAAAAGAAAATGTTGAAGAAGAATCTCGTAGTGAAAGAGCTGATGTTGACAAATATGAGTATGAAAAAGGTAAAGAAGCTGGAGAAAAACTTGAAGAAGATGCTGAATTAGAAGAAATGGTTGATGAAGCTGAAATTGAAGAAGTTGGATTTGGAAAAGGATCATCTGATGGAACTGAAGGATTTGGTGACATGCTTTATAAAGGTATGGATGAAATGTATAAAAAACATGGAAAAGATATGGTTGATGAAATTCTTGAAATGTACAAAAAATCTGAAACTAAATAACTATGTCTGAATTTAACTACAAAGATTTCTTAAAAAATAGCTCATTTCTTAATGAGGCTGAAGAAAAAGAAGAAGATAAAGTATCTGAAGATAGAATAGAAAAAGCAATTAAAGCTGTACTTAAAAAAGAAGGTGGAGCTGCTGGTTTAGATCCTATTAAAGATGCTGTTAAAGCTTTAGATGTAGATAAAGATTTTGATCTAGAAAAAACTATTAAAGATATACCTTCTGTTGAAACTCATAAAGATGGAGATATTATTGATACTGATGGTTTAAAAGAAGAAGAAAATCTTGAAGAAGCAGAAGAATCAGCACTATCTAGGGAAAAGAAAATGGTAATGAAACTACTTCTAGATAAAATGCAAAAAATTGCAAATGATAATCCTGAAGAGTTAACACGTAACTTCTTAACTAAGTTAAAATTTATGATTGATGATTTAATGATGTCAGATTTTTAAGAGAATATAAAATATATAAAATTTAGCTTGGCTTTCCGCCAAGCTTTTTTTATCTTATAATAAATAAAAGTTATGAAAGAAAATACGTTATTTGTTGAACATTATCGTCCTACTAAATTAGATAATTATGTTGGTAATGAAAACATCAAAAAAGTAATAAAACAATATCTAGACCAAGATGACATACAAAATTTATGTTTCTATGGTCCAGCAGGAACAGGGAAAACAACTTTAGCTAAACTTATAGTTAAGACTCTTGACTGCGACTACTTATATATTAATGCAAGTGATGAGCGAGGAATAGATACTATCAGAGACAAAGTAACCGGTTTTGCATCCACAGCATCTTTCAAATCTCTTAAAGTGGTTATTTTAGATGAAGCCGACTTTCTTACAATCAACGCCCAAGCTTCACTTAGAAATGTGATAGAAACATTTTCTCGCTCCACTCGCTTTATTCTTACATGTAATTATATTGAACGTATAATTGATCCACTACAATCTAGATGTCAAACATTAAAAATAGTCCCACCAAAGAAATTAGATATTCTTATACATTTAAATAAAATTGTTAAAAGAGAAAACATTTACGCTGTTGAAGATGACTTAAAAACTATAGTAGATCAATTCTATCCGGACTTACGTAAGATGTTAAATACTATCCAACTGTCGGTTATAGACGCTAAACTTACTTTAGATAAATCGGTTTTAGTGTCAAATAACTATATGAATTCACTTTTAAAGGAACTTACAAAAAAGAAACCCAATTGGAGAGAATTACGAAAAATAATTATTGAATCTGGAGTGAATGACTTTGAGGAGTTATATAGATTTTTATTTGAATCTTCATCTGAATACGCTCCAGGTAGAGAAGGAAGTATAGCTATTATATTAAATGAACACTTATATCAAGCAAATTTTAGGATAGACAAAGAAATAAATATATCTTCAGCTTTAGCTAAAATAGTAGAAACAATTAAACCCCAAGTTATATGAATTTAGGTTATGCGTGTATTAATACAATTTTAAAAGCAAATGACATTTTTACAAACCGAACTATGCGTCGAAAAACATTTGAGGCTAAAGGTTTAGATTATGTTTCTGATCTCTCTTTACAGAATGTAAAGGATTTAAAGACTCATGTGTTGTGGAATAATGAACATCATATAAAATTATTTCGTCTTTCATCCCAAATCTTCCCATGGATGGAAGAGTATGAATTTTCTGACCTAAAGGATTATGAGGAAATAAAAACATTAATGTTAGAGATTGGAGAAATAGCAACTAAATCTAATCAACGTCTTACAATGCACCCAGGCCCATATCATTGTTTAGCCTCACCTAATCCTAAAGTTGTAAAACGAACTATTTTAGGTCTTTATAAACATAGTGAACAATTTAATATGATGGGGTTCAAGCCATCTTATTACAATAAAATTAACATTCATGTAGGAGGATTTTATGGAGATAAAAAAACAACATTAGCACGTTTTTGTAAGAATTTTCATTTACTAGATGAAGATACTAAAAAACGTCTTGTCATAGAAAATGATGATAGTGCTAATGAATACTCTGTAAAAGATTTATTTGAAGGTGTTTATAAAATCATTGGTACACCAATTACTTTTGATTATTTTCACCATAAATTTAATACAGGAGAATTGACAGAAGAAGAAGCATTAAAATTAGCTAATACTACGTGGCCTAAAAATGTTACTCAATGCTGTCACTATTCTGAAAGTAGAAGAAAGGAAAGAATGGATGAATCAATTAGACCACAAGCACACTCAGACATTATATATGAAAAAATTCAAACATATGGTTTAGAACCAGACATTGTGATTGAGGCTAAAATGAAAGAACAAGCCATATTCAAAAGAGTAATATGAATGAGCTTAGAAAAGTAAATAATGAAAATTGGTATAGGGCATCTCAAGAAATAAGATGGATTGAAAGAGATGATAGTGGAAAAGTTGTAGGAACCTATAAAGATAATCCAAAAGTAGGTTATACTTTAGCTATTGATCCTTATGATAACCAATTTCAAACTAAACCAATAACAGAAATAGTAGATTTAACAGATAAAATAATCCACTTCAAAACTAAAGATGAAGAGTATAAGCTTTATTTAGCTAAACACTTTCAAGAAATATTTGAAAAATTAAATAAATAAACAAAATAAATAAAAATGGAAAAAATAGGAATAATAGGAAATGGATTTGTTGGCAATTCAGTAGCATTTGGATTCTCTCCAACACATGAAGTTAGAATTCATGATAAGGATCCTAAAAAAAATCTTAATACAATAGAAGAAGTATTAGAATGTGATTATGTATTTGTATGTGTCCCAACACCTATGAATCCTGATGGATCTATAAATTTAGATATTGTTCATAAAGCTTTACAAGAAATTGAATTCTATATTAAATGGAACAAAGATAATATACTTATCCTTAAGTCAACTATGATACCTGGTACTGTAGAAGCACTTCAATATAAATATCCTACTCTTAATATAGTATTTAACCCAGAATTTTTAACTGAAAGAACAGCTAAATTAGATTTCTTAACACAAGCTAGAATTATATTAGGTGGAGATAAAAGACATACAACAAAAGTTAAACAACTATTTGAAGAACGATTTATGCATAGCTATGTTATAGAAACAGACACAACTACTGCTGAAATGGTTAAATATATGAATAATGTATTTTTTGCAAGTAAAGTATCTATAATGAATGAGTTTAAACAGGTATGTGATAGTGTAGGAGCTGATTGGGGTGTAGCTTTAAAAGGTTTTACAGCTGATGGGAGAATAGGAGATTCACATTTAAATGTTCCTGGACCTGATGGTAAAATGGGATTTGGTGGAAGTTGCTTTCCAAAAGATATTAACGCGTTTATTTCATTAGCTGAAAGTTATGATGTAGATGTTCACACTATTAAAGGAGCCTGGGCTACAAATTTAGAAGTTAGACCTGAAAAAGATTGGGAGGAATTAAAAGGTAGAGCTGTTGTAGAAACAAAGTAAAAAACTATGAAAAATTTAAAAATTAGATTTATAAAAGTAGGTGATAAGTATAATATGCAATTTAAAAGATTTGGATTTTGGATGTATGCAATGATTCCAGTTGGGGGATCTCATATGGAAAGTTTAATTTATGGTAAGGCTTCATCTATAACTAAATCAAAATGCTTAAATAGATATTTATACTCTAAAGATTTAGCTAAACAAAATGTTAGTATAATAGAATACCCAACAATTAAAAAGTATTAATTTTATATATAGGATTAAAAGAAAATTTGGCTCTAATAAATAAATTACTTATATTTAATAATATGAGTTTAGAAAATATAGCACAAGAAATTATTGAAGTAGTTAATGGAACTAGCAATGATTATGATGCCCAAGAAGCTGTATTAGAAGTTCTACTAATTAATTTAGTAGATTATAAAAAAGTAAATAAATAAATAAGTTATAATGGAACAACAACAACCACAGTTAAATTTAGATTTAAACAACACCACACCTGTAAAAGGATTTGATGGTGGGCAAGTATTTGGACAAGGAGTTATTTTAAGAAAAGTATCTAAGTTTGTCTCTGGAACCGATGATGATGCACTTTTGCCTATTCCTGTATTTTATGATTTGGAAACAAAGAAAGTTTTAGTAGATTCAATTCCAAAAGAATTAAGAGAGGAGCTAAAAGATCTTACATTTGAAGCCTAACATAAACAGTATATTTGATTGGTTAAACCAACTTACATCTATTAAATCCTCTTCTGATGCATTTTCAGAGGAGGATTGGAGTAAGTGGAATACTTACATGGTTCATCGTTTTGTAAGTATGAATCCTGACTACATTGAATTAGTCAACTATATTCAGACCATTCCTTATGAAAGTAAGAAACAAGTATATAACATATACAAAGAAATGCTTCCTAAAAAACAACAATTCTTCCGCTATATAAAAGCTAATAAGAAAATGAAGAATAGAGATATGTTAGGTTATGTCTCTAAATACTTTGAATGTAGTATTAAAGAAGCAGATGATTATATTTCTTTACTTAAAAAGAAAGATCTTAAGAATATTTTAACCCAAATGGGTGTAGATGAAAAAGATCAGAAAAAACTACTTAAAAAATGACAGCAAATAAAGAAATATTTGGGGAGTTTGATTCCTTAAAAACACGCACAGTAAAAAAAACAGATTCAATTGTAGACTCCGTTATTGATCAATTTATTGAAAGAGCTAAATTTGGTAAAGAAAAATACAATACTGATCTAGATAGAGAAGATTTAAGTGTATTAGATTGGATTGAACATGCTAAGCAAGAGCATATGGATGCCATATTATATTTAGAGAAATTGGAAAAAATATTAGGTGGCAAAAAGTTGTAATATTTATAACCATGAATAAATCTGAATTAAAGCAACTTATCAAAGAAGAACTTAAAAATATTCTTTCTGAAGAGTATCAAGATAAGTTTAAGATTGAAGGTCGTTTAGTTACAAACATAAAAGAAAGACCCCAAAAAGAAATTTTATCTGACATTAGAGCAATTGCTGGTGTTACTATAGTTTCAACAACTGAAATTCAAGATTACAGTGAACAAAGTTTTGGTCAGTTTGCAACAATCCTTAATTTAAAAGTAGATGGTTATCCATATATCAAAACAGGAGGATTCAATAGAGAAACAATAATTAAAATAGCTGATGACATTAGAAAAGTGCCTAATGTAGCCAGTTTTAAATACAACCCAGAAAATATTAAACCAATATAATTATCCAAAATGAAAATTGAATCCCTAAAACAACTCATTAGTGAAGAACTTACTAAGGCTACTAATGAAGGAAAAAGACCAGACTATCCAGATGTAGATAAAGATGGTGATAGAGAAGAGTCAATGGAAAAAGCTCTTAAAGATAAAAAAACAGCTGGAAAAAAAGATGTAAAAGAATCATCATTAGGAGAAGTTAAAGGAGAAACAGGTGAAAAAAGACTAGATGATTTACTTGATATTATTTTAAAATATGTTAAAGATCCAGACAATGCTGAAGAAGAATTAGCAAATTATAGAGATAGTGGATATCCAGGTTTTTCAGATATGTTAAAAGCTAATTTAGATAGAGATTTAGATTTCCAAACATGGGTTCAAGTAGGCCATGATAGAGGTTTAGAAGAAGATAAATCAGTTAATGAAGGTAGCATGTCAGATCTTGATGCGTTAGCTAAGGAATCAGAAAATTTTAAAGACTTTATTAAAAAGGTTTTATCTGATAAAGAATATAATGGTATTTTTGATGTTGAAATGGGTGAAAATAAAAAAACTCTTAAATATCTAAAAGACGTATTTAACACATCTAAAGAAGAATCATTAGAAGAAGGTCACACTGATATAGAAAATGAAAAACTTAAGGTAATTTCTAAAGAATTAAAGTCAGCATCAAAATTGCATAAGGGACAAGCTAAAAAATTAGATAAAATTACCAATGAATCAGTTAAAGAAGCTTATGCTGATTTATCTGATGAAGAAAAATTAAAAGTGGGTAAGGAATATGACCATGAAACTATTGCTCAAGCTTTTTTAAACAAAAGGAAAAGAGATTCCAGCAAACTTTCAAGTGATGATTTACTTAAGATAGGTAAAAAAGTAGTTTTTCTTAATTATGATGGTGATATGGGTGCTGCTTATAAAGATCTTGTCAAAGAAGATATTAATGAAGCCCGTGGTTTTACAACAAAGGAATTACGTTTAAAAGCAACTGAAATCTTAAGATCTTTAGGTATTCAAATAGATGACTCCACAATTATGGATATGGTCAAAACTTTAACAACTACTATAAATAAAAATACAGCTGGAGTAGTACTAACAAATGAAGCTCATGACTGTGCTACAACACACCCAGATATGTCTCATGAAGAATATGAAACTAGTTTAAATGAAGATATGGACTTAGGTCATGAAGATAATGAGCCACATATGATTAAAGCAGATTTATATCGTATTGGGAAATATTCTATGGAGTTGTATAAAATGGTAGACAAGTTTGATCAAGATGATGTTGAAGTTGATTTTCCATCTTGGTGGCAAAGTAAAATATTTAAAGCAAAAGATGCTTTAGTTGGTGCTAAACATTATTTAGATTTTGAATTAAAAGAACCTGAAATAGATGCTATGATAAATGTAGCTAGTGAGGAAGAAATTATAGATGAGGAGTTTGTTAATATAACACCTAATGAAGAAAGTGGAGAAGCTGTTGAAGCTGAATCTGATGGACCTGGATATTAAAATAAAAAATAAAAGTTTATGAGTAAAGATACAACCCAATTAGTTGAAGACTATGTTTATAAAAATTATAAAACATACAAAGATAAACAACTAATTATTAAAGAACTAGATAGCCACTTTAGAGTGCTGAAACATAAAGATGGTTCACCTTTAATATTAAGTAAAGAAGTAATAAATTAAATTAAAAAAATGAGAAATCTATTAAATTGGCATAAAAATTTAGCTGAAAAATTCATGATTAAAACAGGAATGGATGCTTATAAATTAGCATGGTTTTCATGGGTTAAAGGGTTAGTTATGGGTATATTATTAGCACTTTTATTAGGCTCATGTTCAAAAAACTATTCATGTGATTGCACTACAGTAACACTCATCCCTGAATATTGTGATGTTTGCCCTGCAGGAACTATTTTAGGTATGATTCCAGAAGAAACAACTTCATCTAATACTGGGTTATATGTTAATGAAAAGAATTCAAGTGATGCTGAAGCTGGTTGTGCTGAATTTAGCCAAACTACAGTAGCACCACCTCCAAATAATGAATGGAATTCTATTCCCTTAGAATCTATTTCAGATAGTATTAGAACTGTTATGACTTGTACCTTAAGAAAATAAAACACAAATAAAAATAAAAATAAAAACTATGGAAACTAAAGAGTTATTAGAAGGAATCAAAGAACAAATATTATTGATTGAAGCAGAAATTGACAAAACAAGCGCCGCTGCTAAAGGTAGATGTAGATCTGCTGCTAACAAAATCAAAAACTTATCTGCTGACTTCAAAAGAGGACACAAATAAAAAATTAAAATTTAATTTTATAGCCATCTAAGTATTAGTACTTAGGTGGTTTTTTTATCCTTAAATATGTTTGGCATTTAGGCAAAAAAATGTTATATTATATATATGGCTAAGAAAAAGAAAGTACCTCAAATTGTTAAAGATATAAGAGCATTTGACCCACCTCCAATAAACTATGCTTATCAAAAGAATATATCTTACTCACAACTTTCCTTATTCCGTGATTGTCCTAAAAGATGGTCATTGCATTATAAGGAAGGATATAAAATATTTAATTCCTCAATCCATACAGTATTTGGAACAGCTTTACATGAAGTACTACAACATTACTTAGATGTAATGTATGAGAAGAGTAGTGTTGAGGCTGACAAAATAAACACATATGAATTACTCCAGGACACACTTAGGGAAGAATATAAGAAACAATATAAAGCAAATAAGAACAAACACTTTTCTACGCCTGTAGAATTAAGACAATTCTTTGAAGAGGGAGTAGAGATTATAAGAGACTTTTCTAAGAATAGAGGCAAACATTTTTCTAAAAAAGGATGGTGGTTAGTAGGATGTGAGATACCTATTCAATTGGCTCCTGACTCTGACAGACCAAATGTAATATATAAAGGATTTTTAGATGTTGTGATGTATCATGAACCAACAGATACATTTAAAATTATAGACATTAAAACATCTAGATCAGGATGGAATAATAAAGCAAAAAGTGATGAATTAAAACAATTCCAACTTATTCTTTATAAGAAATATCTAGCACAAATATTTAATATTGATCCTAAAAAGATAGAGATTGAGTACTTCATCGTTAAACGTCAGTTATGGGAAAGTAAAGACTACGTTATTAAACGAATACAAGCATTCTCACCCCCATCTGGCAAGACAAAAATGAAACGAGCAGGTATAGCGATTCAAGAATTCTTAGATGGAGCTTTTGATTATAAGAGTAAATACAAAGAAGTAGAACATCAACCAGTTAAGAATGATAAATGTAAGTGGTGTCCATATCACAAAACTCATTTATGTAAAGCGACGTTTTCATAAAAATACGTATATTTATATATAGTAATATAAAAAACTATAAAATGTCAGAAAAAAAACAAAAATTAACAAGTGTAAAAGTAGATGAGGAGTTATTTGACTCATTTAAAATTGAATGTGTAAAGAGAAAATTCTCATTACAAAAACTAGCTGAACGAGCAATGCATCTATATATGACAGATGAAGATTTTAGGAGAAACATTCATAATCATACTAATCTAGGGTATTAAAAAGAATAATAAACAATAAAATAAGTTACATGAATCAAAGTTTTAAACATCTTCCTCAAAATGAGAGGAAAAAAATTCTACTTATCTGTGATGATATTAGAGTCCACTCAGGAGTAGCAACCATTGCTAAAGAAATAGTCTTACACACAGCCCAGCATTTTAATTGGGTTCAAATGGCTGGAGCTATCAAACATCCTGATCAAGGAAAAAGAATGGACTTAAGTGAGGATACAAATAAAACTATGGAGTTGACAGATTCCTCTATAATTTTATATCCTGTTGAAAATTATGGCAACCCAGATTTACTTAGAGGTCTTATAGATCAAGAAAAACCTGATGCTATAATGCTTTTTACAGATCCAAGATATTTTGAGTATATCTTTGCTATGGAAAGTGAAATTAGAAAACACATTCCTATCATTTATCTTAATATTTGGGATGATTTTCCAACTCCACTTTATAATAAACCATACTATGAAGCATGTGATGCCCTATTAGCAATATCTAAACAAACTAAACTTATTAATGAGTTAGTATTAGGAGATAAAGCTAAAAATAAAATTCTAAAGTATGTGCCTCATGGTCTAAATGAAAAAATATTTAAACCTGTACCTGAAGAAGAATTAAAAGAATTTAAATCTCAACTTTTTCAAGATGGGGAAAAAGACTTTGTTATGTTCTTTAACTCAAGAAATATTAGAAGAAAGCAAATTCCAGATGCTATGTTAGCTTGGAGGTATTTTTTAGATACTCTACCTAAAGAAAAGGCTAATAAATGTGCTTTTGTACTTCATACAGAAGTAGTTTCTGAACATGGTACTGATTTAGAAGCTGTTAGAAAAGTAATACTTAAAGATTATCCAAACGCTATTTATTTTTCAACTAGTAAATTAGATAGTAAACAGTTAAATTATCTATATAATATAGCAGATGCTCAAATTTTATTAACTTCAAATGAAGGATGGGGTCTTACACTTACAGAGGCAATGTTAGCAGGAACACCTATTATAGCTAATGTAACTGGTGGTATGCAAGATCAAATGAGATTTGTAGATGAAAATGGAAAATGGTTTACACCATCTAAAGAAATTCCATCTAACCATACAGGTAAATACAAATCACATGGTGAGTGGGCATTTCCCGTATATCCAACTAATAGATCACTTCAGGGCTCTCCTAAAACACCTTATATTTGGGATGATAGATGTAATCCAGAAGATGCTACTAAACAAATATCAAAACTCTATGATATGGGTAGAGAAGAAAGAAAGAAATTAGGTGCTAAAGGTCGTGAATGGGCTGTAAGTGAGGAAGCAGGATTCACTGGTAGATTAATGGGTAACTGTGTGATAAACACATTAGATAACTTATTTGATACTTGGACGCCTAGAGAAAAATTTGAACTTATTAACGGAAATAAGTTTGTAGAAGATGCAATTGAACATGAATTAATATATTAAAAATGAGTAAACCAAGTTTTGTAATAAGTTGCCCTATCAACACATATAGTGGATATGGAGCACGTTCTAGAGATGTAGTTAAAGCACTTATAGAATTAGATAAATATGAAGTAAAAATTATACCTCAACGCTGGGGAAACACACCTCAAGGATTTATAAAAGATAATCAAGAATGGGAATTTCTAAATAAATACCTAGTCTCAAGTCAGTTAACTGAACAGCCTGATATTTTCGCTCAAATAACAGTACCTAATGAATTTCAAGCTATTGGAAAATATAACATAGGAATTACAGCTGGAATTGAAAGTACAATAGCTCCTGCTGAGTGGGTTGAAGGATGTGGTAGAATGAATTTAATTTTAGGCTCTTCAAAACATACTATTGATGTCTTAAAAAATAGTAAGTTTGAAAAACGAGATAAAAAGACTAACAAAGTAGTTGGAGCTATTGAATGGAAAGGAAATAGCGAAGTATTATTTGAGGGTG